ATAATATATATAGCAAGTAAGGATAGCGAACCGTATTTAAATATACAAAGTATTACTCTTACGATACTTAGAGTTTGCCGTGAACACTTAAAATGCTATTATGCTGTATTTAGTGTTAGTATTAGTTAATTATCAATGGGATGTGGCGGGTTAAGGTTCCTTTTTATCAAATTAAATAAATTGGGTTTTTATTCCTACCATTAACCCGCCTTAGTCTTATGATGTGTTCATTAAAAATTCACAAATTCAGCAGGACAACAGTAATAAATACTATAATAGTATTTTTTATATATAGATGTAAGATAGAAGAAATTTAAAAGCATTAGGTTTTTCTTCTTACGAACACGAGTTTTAAATAAGGTATTAACCACTATTTGTTTTTTCACTCCTTAAAAAATTTAGTTAAAAAGTTGGTAGGTTTCAGCCACTTACCAACTTTTTTATTGAGGGGTGGTATTACTGTAATATGAAGGAGATTATAAAAATGAAAAATGAAAGCTATGAGAAAATGATTAATGTAAAGGTTTCTAAAGAACTTAAAGATGCACTTGAAGAATATGCTTGGAAGCATAGAACAAATGTTAGTGAAGTAGTAAGAACACAAATTCTAAAAATAATCAATGAAGATAAAAACAGCCAAGAATAAATCTGATTATTTAATTTTTTTAAATCCAAAAGCCAAACTAAATAAAAACGCCAAAAGTTGATACGACATATATTATTTATAAAGTATCAAGTTTTGGATAAAAGTCCTAACTGGATAAAAATAATATACTAAATTATAAAGGTGGATAGAAATGCAGCAAATAGAGGTAAGAAATTACTCACGCACTGAAATGGCAGAGTTGTTGAAGGTAGAAATAACTGATACACACTTTAGTAGAAAAGTGTAGTCGATTTTAACCAAGTGGGGTTATTCATTTGTATATAGTAGAAAAGCCATATAGATAACGGCAGCTCCTTCAACCGCACAAGAGCGTCTGAATGAATTGCTGATAAGAGAGTTTGATTTAGATATCCGAATTGATATAGGTAAGTTCGCCACATTTGTTTACTTGCTTATGGATGAAGAATTTTCTTCTATGCCTTTTGGAGAAAGAGCAAATGTAATGAAGCAAGATTATAATATTGAAGTAAGTGAAATTACCTTAAAAAGATGCTATAAAAAGTTAGTTGATTATAATGTTGTAGAAACAAATAGATTAAGAAAAACATATTGGGTATCTATGTATGTAGACGGCTAGAAAACAAGAATGAAAGTTGACGAAGATGATGAAGGAAAGATTAAATATGAAAACCGCAGAAGAAAAATAGCAGAACAAAATATAAAGGATGGAATGAATAAAGCAGATGCTTATTCCTCTGCTAATCTTATCTGTTGGAAAGAATTTAAATGCTGCTACTATAGCTGCAATACAATAATCTTAAATGCTTTTAATCAGTAGTTCTTTGAATTAGCCGAAGAAGTGTTTGATAATGGTGATTGCGATTATGCGTTTGTATATACCTGCCGTTTAGAGCAGATAAAACAAAATGAAAATACAAAATTTGAATTTTGATTATTTTAATTGATACAAGGAGATTAATTATGAGATTAGAAGATTTAGATGAATTTATAGATGATTGGGGTTTGCTATTAGATTGTGAACAAAGAGCTGGAATATATTGTATCACAGTAGATATGAAAATTGTATATGTTGGAAAGAGTAAAAATGTTTAGCAGCGTTGCCGTTCCCATATATATAACATATAGAACGCTATGTTTAATTAGGAAAAGAAATATCTATTATTGTTATCTGCGTTTCTTGGAGGACATTGGGTTGACTGCTTCCCTATATAGTATTGTGATATAGACTGTTTAAGCGAATTAGAAGATAGATATATAGAGGAATTTAATCCAAAACTAAATATATTAACTCCAACAGGCAAAAACGATATTAGTAAATTGAAAGTAGAAGATTTATTAGATAAAAAAGACGAACATTATATAATTAGCGGTGATGAAACTATAGAAATAATCCATATAGATAAAGAATAGGACAGTAATGATTAATTTCATTACTGTCTTTTTTATAACCATAAGAAGGAGTGATTAATATGAATGGTTTCCAATAGCAAAAAAGTAAAGGAAAACAAGCAGAACAAATAGTAAAGGAGCATTTACAATCAAGAGGAATAGAAGTTGTAGATGTTGCCGAAGTGCCTGATTACCAAAAAATTGATATAGATTTCTTGATAAAGAAAAATGGCAAAACCGCAGGCTTAGAAGTTAAGGCAGATTACCGCGTAAATAAAACGTGCAATTTCTTTTTTGAAGCAGGAGCGTAGCGTGGCGATTATGTAAGCACAGGATGGTTATTCAAGTGTAAGGCTGATTATGTATGTATTTATGATATGGTAAAACGGCACGGCTACATATTAGACTTCCCTCTTACTTGTTCTCTTTTGGAGGAACATGGGGAAGTAAAAATTTTCAACGATAACTTGGATAATAAAATATCTAAGGCATATGTATTTAGAACTGATTTAACACGCAAATATAGCTGCATTAAACATGAATGGCAAGATTAATTATTATTTATTTAGTTTGGCTTTTGGAGCCGAAAAAAATAATTCTCTTACAAATACTCATGCAATTAAAAATTTGCTCTATAGAGCTAACAAGAATTATAGTTATGGAGGTAAAAAATAATGATGAGCGAAGAATTTATTTTATTGATATATAATTTGGCAATGATTGATTAGGCGTTAGAAAAATTTGAATAGGAGGATGTGCAATGATATTAGGTATGATTACAGGTGTGATTATCTTCACTCTTGGAATGTTAATCGGTGCAATGTCCTATAAGATAGGAAGTGAAAGATGATGCCAGCACCACATAATGATGAATTGACAGCAAAAGAAAGAGCATTCTGTGAAGCCTATGTAGAATGCTATGATATTAAAAAGGCGTATCTAAAAGCATATAATACTTCAAACCTTGATACTGCAAGAAGCAATGGAAGCCAAGTGTTAAAAAGGCAGCGTGTAAAGGACTATATAGCATAGCTCCAAAAGGAAGCATTTGAACGTGCAATGATAACCCCTGAACGTATAGCAAATAAACTTGCTGATATCGCATTTGCTGAAAAAGGCGATAAGGAATATGATGCAAAAGCACAGTTGAAAGCACTTGATTTATTACAAAAACAAATGTCTTTACAAAATCAAAATATTAATGCAAATGTAGAGACAGTAATAAAAATTAATATAGAGGAGTAATTGAGATGGATTTACTAAAAGAGAAATTAGCAAAATTGATTGATGTAAAAAGCATTGTTAGCCTTGTTATGGTTATCTGCTTTGCCGTGCTTGCCTTAACAGGCGTGATTGTGGCAAGTGATTTCATTAATATGTTTTCTATAATTATCGTGTTCTATTTTACACGCGAAAACAACATTGAAAAGAAGAATAATTAGCAGTAATGCCGCAAATAGAACTTAATATAAAGAAAAGCCTGTTTTCGCCTACTCTGTTTCCTTTACTATTGGATTATTCTAATAGGTTTGAAGTATATAAGGGAAGTGCTGGTAGCGGCAAGAGCTATTTCATTACATAGAAGATTATAGTTAGATGTATTAATGAGAAAATAAAAGTGTTGGTATGCCGCCGCTATGGAACGACAATCCGCAATACCTGTTTTGCACTTTTTAAGGAAGTGTTGACGAAGTGGAAGCTAATTCCTTTTGTGAAGATTAGAGAAACAGACTTCAATATTAAGTTCCCTAACGGCAGCGAGATAATTTTTATGGGATTGGATGAAGAAACAAAACTATTATCTTTAACCAATATCGGCACTATCTTTATTGAAGAAGTTTATGAAGTGCCTAAAAGCATAGTAGAACAGTTAAACTTGCGTATGCGTGGGACAAACCCGAACCAGCAAATAATAATGGCGTTTAACCCTATATCTAAAAATCATTGGTTATATGACTTCTGCGAAGTAAACCCGCCACAGTCATTCTATTTCTCATAGACTACTTACAAAGATAACCCATTTTTAAGTAAAGAATATGTTTCTACACTAGAAGAACTGTATGTACGCAATCCGGCAAAGGCTCGTATTTATTGTGACGGAGATTGGGGAATTAACGTTGATAATCTTGTATTCCATAATTGGCGTGTTGAAGAATTTGATGTTCTTACATTGGCTGCTTCTGGATTGGAACATAGAGCAGGTGCGGATTTTGGCTATGTAGACCCGACAACAGTAATTGATAGTCTATATGATGCAGGGAACAAACGCATTTATGTATTTAATGAGTTCTACAAGCGTGGTTGTTAGCTTGATGAAGTGGCGGCGGCAATGAATCAGATGGATTTACATAAGGTTAAAATCTTTATGGATTCCGCAGAACCGCGTAGCATAGACTTCTTCCGCAGACAAGGTTTTAATGCTGTTCCTTGTATTAAGGGTTAGAATAGTGTAAAGGCACGTATTAGCTTCTTACAAAACCAAGAGATTATTATAAGCCCTGCCTGTCAAAACCTGATAACAGAACTTGAAAATTTCTCTTATCTATTGGATAAGAAAACAGAGTAGCTAACCGAAGATACTACACACGAATTTTCACACGCTATTGACGGTTTAGGCTATGCTTATAGTGATATATATACCAAAAGCAAGCTAAAGTCATTTGATAAGGCTTTACTTGGATTATGAAGGAGGTAATTTAATTGTTTATAATAGATAAACAAGCAGATTTAACAGAACGTTATATAGCTGATACTATTTAGCAATTTGAACTTAAAGAAAAGCCAAAGCTAAATAAGTATTGGAAGTATTACAAAGGCAATCAAGAAATTATGAATAAAATAGCTACAGATGTTGGTAAGCCGTGCAACCGCATTGTTACTAATTATTGTTTCAACATTGTATAGAATTATTTAGGATATTTGACAAGTATTGATATTACATATAGTTCACCTAATGATTTTGATGCTATCCAAGATGTATTAAAATACAATGACGTTAGAACAGAAGATAATGAATATTTACGCAATGCTTTAATCTTCGGAAAATCCTATGAAATCAACTATATAGATGAAGAAGCCAGACAACGCTTCAAGGTATTAGACAGCCGTGAATGTATTCCTATCTATTCTAATGATTTAAACAATGATTTGCTCTATGTAATTAGATATTATGTAGCCGATACAGTAAACAATGATTAGGATGAATATTATATTGAAGTATATGGTAATGACTTCATCCGCAAATACAAAAGCAGCAATGCCTTTGCTACTCTTTCTCTATTGGAAGAAAAGCCTAATATTTATAATCAAGTTCCAATTACAGTATTTAGCCTGAATACTGATGAAGAAAGCATTTTTGATAAGGTAATGACATTACAAGATGCTTACAACAAGCTGCTATCAAGTGAAGTAGATGATTTTGAAAGCTTCTGTGATGCTTATTTAGTGCTTAAAGGCTGTTAGGCTGATGCTGATGATTTGGTAGCTATGAAACAGAACCGTGTGCTGCTGATGGATACAGATGCAGAAGCTAGCTATTTAACCAAGAGCGTAAGCGATACATAGATTGAAAATATGTTAAAGAATATCAATGATACAATTCATAAGATTTCTAATTCACCTGATTTTACAGATGAAACATTAATGAGTTAGTCTGGCATTGCTATTAAATATAAATTGATTGGTTTTGAAAACGTTGCTTCTAATATTGCAGCTAATATGACAAAGGCACTGTAGAAGCGTATTGAACTTATATGTGCTGTTCTTAGACTTACAAATGGTGATAATACTTGGCGTGATGTATAGATTGTATTTACCAGAAATTTACCACAAAATATCACAGATACCGCACAAGTTATTAATCAGTTAAGAGGTATTGTAAGCGACAAAACACTTTTATCTTTACTTCCATTTATCAAAGATGTTGACGCAGAATATGAACTTATCCAATAGCAAAAAGAAATGAATATGGATATGTATGGATTTAATAATGCTTCTACTAATGAATAGGATGATGCTGAATGAATTACTGGCAAAAACGGCAATTAGAACAGCGTGATTTACTATACGATAAGACATTAGCAGAATATGAAGCAGAATTAAAAAAGCAATACCAACAGGCACTAAAAGCAGTCAGCCGTGATATTGAATAGCTATATGATGAAATTCTTATTGCTTCTGGAAACGATACCTTATTAGCAAGTGATTTATACAAGTATAACCGCTATTTTAGCCTGATGAAAAGCCTTAATAAGCAGCTAAAGGCACTTGGCGGCAAAGAAATCAATATTACAAAATAGAAGCTGCTTGATATGTATGCTATTACTTCTTCCTCTGTTGGAAAGTCTATAGGGTTTAGCGGAGAGTTCAACCAAAAGGCAGCAAAAGAAGTAATTAACAGCATATGGTGTGCAGACGGTAAACACTGGAGTAGCCGCATATGGTAGAATAAAGCACAATTACAAGTGGCACTAGAAAAAGGCTTAGTTGACTGTGTAAGCCGTGGTGTAAGCAAAGATGAATTGGTAAAGACATTGATGGAAACATTCAATGTAGGTTATAGAAAAGCCGATAGAATAGCACGAACAGAATTAAGCTATGTATAGAATAAGGCGGCAATGAACAAATATGAAGAAGCTGGATTAGATGAATATGAAATCCTATCTGCACACGATGAAAGAACTTGTCCTATCTGTAGCAAAATGAACGGCAAGCGTTTTAAACTATCAGAAGCAGAAGCAGGAGTTAATTACCCGCCGCTTCATTCTAATTGCCGTTGTGCTGTTTTAGGCGTAATTAAATAAAGGAGGTAATGTAATGTTTTAGATAAATAAGAAAACAAATAAGATATTACTTACAAAAGGAGATAATGCTTCTTTTAAAGTGAATATCATAGAAGCAAATGGTTAGATAAGACAGTTGTTTGACGATGATACTATTACATTAACCGTAAGAAAAACCGCAGACAGCGATATAGCATTTACTAAAACCGCCGAAAATGGAGTTATAAATATAGTTCCAACAGATACTAAATCTCTTACTGCTGGAACATATGTGTATGATATTTAGCTTACTACTTTTGGCGGTAATATCTATACTATAATTCCTATCTCTTACTTTGAAATTGAATAGGAGGTAACGCAATGATTGATTTATATGGTGTTCTCCAAGAGCAAGAAACAATCAATGGCGAATTGGGATTAGGCGTTGATTATTACAAAGGCGAAAAAGGCGATACACCTATTAAGGGTGTTGATTACTTAACGCCTGATGATGTAAAGGAAATCAGCGACAAAGTATTAGAGAAAGTAGAAGCTGGAACTAAAGGTGAAGATGGTAAGAGTGCTTACCAGATTGCACTTGATGAAGGTTTTGAAGGTTCTGAAACAGAGTGGTTAGCCAGCCTTAAAGGTGCTGATGGTAGAAACGGTATTGATGGTATAAACGGCACGAATGGTAAAGATGGCACAAACGGCATTAATGGTAAAACGCCTGTAAAGGGTGTAGATTACTTTACACAAGCCGAAATCCAATAGATAGAGAATAACGCAGCCGCAAAGGTTGACTTATCAGATTATACCAAGAGTGCAGACTTATCTACTGTTGCTACTTCTGGTTCTTACAATGACTTATCAGATAAACCTTCTATTCCTGAACCCTATGAACTGCCTGTTGCGTCTGCTACGGCGTTAGGTGGTGTGAAAGTAGGTAGTGGCTTATCTATTACAAACGGCGTTCTTTCGGCAACTGGTGGCGGCACAGCAGATAGTGTAGATTGGAGTAAGATATAGAACAAGCCTAACTTCGCAAATGTGGCTACAAGCGGCGATTATAACGACTTATCTAATAAGCCTACTATTCCAAGTGTAGAGGGGTTAGCCAGTGAAGCATATGTAAATGAAAAAGTGGCTGCTATCGTCATTCCAGAAGTCCCAACAAAGGTTAGTGAATTGGAAAATGATAAAGGTTATTTGACTGAACATTAGAGTTTAGAAGGATATGCGAAAACCGCAGACTTGGCACAGGTAGCAAAGACTGGTTCTTATAATGACTTAATTGATAAGCCTACTATTCCTTCTACTACTGGATTAGCAACAGAAACTTATGTTGATGATAAGATTGCCGAAATTGATATTCCAACAGTGCCAACTAAAGTTTCTGCGTTTACCAATGACGCAGGATATTTAACCGAACATCAATCATTAATTGAATACGCAAAGAAAACCGATATTCCCGCACCTTACACACTTCCTACTGCTTCTACTTCTACTCTTGGCGGCGTTAAAGTAGATGGTAATACAATTACTATTGCCGATGGAGTAATAAGTGCTAAAGGCGGTTCAGGCAGCACAGAACTAGACGCATATATTAAGGATGCTTCTGTAAATGGCAATACATTAACTCTTACGAAGAAGGATGATACACAGGTTGTATTTACCCCTTCTGGCGGTTCTGGTGGTGGCAATGAATTACAAAGAATTTTCCCCACCAACATAGACAGAGGAAATATTGTTCCATAGAATAGTGCGTATATTGGTAAAATTGTATATGATTAGGGAACAGATAACCAATATTTAGTTTTAAAAGATTAGAAATTTGCCGAAGTAAAAGCGACAAAGAATATAAGTCCAACATCTCTATTAAACTCGCAATCCGAGTTTAATAAGAATAAAGATTGGGTATTATAGTGGGTTAAAAATAACTCTTATAATGTGTGTGTTGATGGAAGTCCAGTTTTCCTAATGAACAGTTATGGGAATATGGTTTATTATTATTGGATGAGCGATAAAAACACTATTACATAGGGTTATATTTAGTTTAAAGATACTACACTTAATGAACTTGCTAATTACAATGATTAGTAGTCATATCCCTCTGTCTCCACTACTTTAATAACCGAAGCTAACTGGTAGAATTATATTACTGCTGGCGGCGGAAGTGATTGGCAAACTACAACATACATAGGAGAAAGCAATTTATATAACGCAAAAGAAATGATTATTTATTGGGAATATAATACTGAATATCGTATGAATTATTATAATTTCACATACAATAGCAATTTGGCGAGTTATGCTAATCAAACATTTAATGTAAAATATGATTATAGTAATGGCAATTCATCTTGGTATTATGATGGAAATTAGATTAATACAAACAATATGAATATACAAGTAATTTATTATAAAACCTAACAGGAGGTAATAAAATGATTAAAGTTAATTACAATCAAAAAACAGGAAAAGTTATCTCCTTTGGTAAAGATACAAAACCCTATATTGAGATAACAGAGCAGGAGCGTAGACAACCATTACCTGACAAGTATTCTTATTATGCTGTTGTAGATGGCAAATTCACTATCAAACGCAGAACACCAACAATAGAAGAACTACATAAGGATGATATACAAGCTATTAATAGTGAAATCAACGAATTAAAGAAAAAGCTGTTTGATACCGACTATAAAGCAATCAAATATAGTGAAGGTTTGCTTACTGATAAAGAGTATGCCGAAGTAAAAGCACAACGGCAGGCGTGGCGGGATGAAATTAATAGATTGGAAGAAAAACTTCAATAAGGTATTGACACTGTAATTACAATTTGCTATAATAGGATTGTAATTAAGGAGGTTGCTTATATGCCTACAATCTGTATTTTCCGTGGTATCAAAATCTATATGAACTGGCGAGAACACCAACCGCCGCATTTTCACGCAAAGTATGGTTCTGATGAAGTTGCTATTTCAATTAATGACATTGAAGTGCTTGAAGGCAGCTTGCCGAACAAGCAGTTAAAGATGTTATTAGGCTGGACAGCACTTCACCAAGAAGAACTGTTAGAGAACTGGCAGTTAGCCGAACAGAAGCAAGATTTGTTCCCGATTGAACCGTTGAAATAAACGGTTCAATCTTGCTATGCCTAAAGGGGGTAAAATAATGCTTGAACCAAGAGTAGAAGAATACTTTAAGAACGGCAGGAAACGTCTTGTAGGCGTAAAAGCGAATGATGATTATACTTTGCTATTGGAGTATAACAACGGCGAAAAACGCTTGTATGACGTTAAACCGCTTGACGGTGTGTTTGCTTGCTTAAAGCCAATGGAAGTATTTAAGCGTGTCTATATTGATGATTGCGGCTGTGTAGCTTGGGATAAGAACCCTAACATAGATAGTAATGTCGTATGGGATAACAAAATAGATTTGTGTCCTGATAGTTGCTATCTGGATAGTAAAGAGGTTGTGTAATGGCTACAAAGACTGCGGTATTTCAAATTCGGCTTACAGAAGAAGAAAAGCGAATGATACAAGAAAAGGCAGAAAGCCTAGGCTTGTCAATGGGTAGATACTTAGTTATGCTGGCGATTCAAGATAAGCAAAATAAGCAACCAAAAGAAGAATAAAAAATTTTTCAAAGACAGGACAGAGTAGTTAAAATACTCTGTTCTGTTTTTTATATCTATGTGAATGGTGGCTGAAAAGCCAAACTTAATTTATATAATTTATGAAAAGGGATTGCGGCAACCGCAATAACTTAGGAGGTTAATTATTATGGATGGAAATTTAAACAATCAGAACACAGGCGTAGATACAACTACTGATACTTCTACTACTGGAACTGAAACAAAGACTTATACGCAAGAAGAAGTTAATATGCTTCTGCAAAGAGAAAGTGATAGGCGTGTTAGCGAGGCTTTAAAAAAGGCAGAGAAGAAGAACGCCGAAAAGGTTAAAGAAGCACAAAAACTTGCGTAGATGAATGAAAACGAAAAATTTCAATATGAGTTAGAGCAACGTGAAAAGGCTATTGCCGAAAAGGAAAAGGCACTTGCTTTAGCAGAAAATAAAAATACCGCTAGTCAGATACTAGCAGATAAGGGATTATCATTAAGTTTAGTTGATTTTGTAATTGCGGAAGATGCTGAAACGATGAACTCTAACATTCGCCTTTTGGAAAAGGCATTTAAAGATAGTGTAAAGAGAGAGGTTGAAAAGCGTTTAGGTAGTTCCGCACCAAAGAAGAACCTGCCGCCTGATGAAGCAATCACGAAGGAGCAGGCTAAGAAAATGAGTATCATTGAAAGATAGAACTTGCTTAATAACAATCCTGAATTATTCGCACAACTATTTAAATAATAAAGGAGATTATTACAATGGCAAACACAGTATATAATAATTTTGTTGTAGAAAGCGTAGCTAAGGATTTACTTACTACTGCTCTTAATACTCGTTCTTTAATGACGATTGATAATGAACTAGCTGAAAGTGCTGGTATGAAGAAAACCGTTAATACTTACACCTACACTGGTGAAGCAGAAGAATTAGCTAACGGCGTTGGCAATACTGCCGCTAAACGTGGTAGCATTTCTTACACTGGCAAGGATTACACTGTTAAACTCTGCCAACAGGCTTATGATTACACTGATGAAGAAGCTATGAAAGACCCATATATCGTTGATGGTATGATGAAGGGTGCTGTTCAGGTTATGACGAACAAAATGACTTCTGATTTCATTTCTGCTATTACTGGCTCTGACGTTACTCTTGGCGTTACCTTCGCAAAGGGTGGAGCACTCAACTATGATACTATTGTTGATGCTATCAGTGCTCTTAACCTTGAAGATGAAAGCCAGCTATTCATTCTTATCCCTAACAAGTGGAAAGCTGCTTTACGCAAGGATGAAGATTACAAGTCTGCTATGATGGGACAGGTTATCTATAATGGCTAGGTTGGCACTATCTGCGGTATTCCTGTTATCGCTACCAAGGCTTTAACCGATAAGGCTTTTGTTATGACTAAGGAAGCTGTTAAACTATTTGTTAAGAAAGACGTTGAAGTTGAACCAGATAGAAACCCTGATACCCGTAAGAACAGCGTTTATCTTCGTGCCACTTACCTTGTCGCTCTTGCTGATGCTACCAAGATTGCCAGCATTACAGAAGCAAAGGTGTAATTAAACCAATAGGAGGTTAGCAAATATGTTAGAGAAAGTAAAACTATTATTAGGAATTACAGATAACTCCAAAAATGATTTGCTAACTTTTCTTATCGAACAAGCCATAGAAGAAGTAATGGCATATACGCATTTAGATTGCGTTGATGAACTTAATACCACAATCGTTAAGATTGTTGTATATAATTATAATCGCCTTGGCACAGAGGGGTTAGGTAGTGAAGGATATAGCGGTGTTAGTTTCAACTATACCGAAGATTACCCTGCTCCCATTGTTCGTGCGTTGAAAGCCAAAAGGAAGTTAATTACTCTATGACTTTCAACCGCGAATTAAAATCAGTTTCAGTAATTTCCTTCACTACTGGAACTGATGCCTACGGCTAGAAACGCACATTAGGAAGCACCAATAGAACAGTTGAAATGTATGTAAAGGTATATTCACAATCTAATGTTAGTGATATTCGCTATAATGAAGTAACGAATATCGGCTTAACAAAAGATGCGTCAATTACAGATGAAAACCAGATTGTTATAGATGGTGTAACTTACAATGTGCTTTATGTTATTCCTTCTGGAAGATTACACCAAATTCTAATGAAGAAGGTGTAATAATGGCTTAGATAGAAAATTTAGATAAATTACTAAAGAAATTAGAAAAGCTGGATAATATCGATTTAGACGAAGTTCTTAATAAGGCTTGTATCTTGGTTGAAAATGATGCTAAAAAGAAGTGTCCTGTTGATAAGGGTTAGTTGAGAAACTCTATTACACACGAAGTAGAGGGAACAGAAGCCGTTGTAGGCACTAATACTGAATACGCACCTTATGTTGAAATAGGCACAGGCATTTTTTCAAGTGAAGGAACAGGCAGACAAGACAAATGGAGTTATCAAGATGCCGAAGGACATTGGCATAGCACAGTAGGCTAGAAGCCGCAGCCATTTTTAAATCCGGCATTAGATGAAAACCGCAAAGAGATTATCCAGTTGTTTAGAGAAGAATTGAAGAAGGGAGTTCAAAATTTATGATTGATTATAAACCAACCTTAAAACAAGAGTTAGAAAAAGTTGGCTTACCTGTCTATTATGAATTATTTGTAGATAGTTCTACTGAAACTCCTTGTATTACATTTATTGAAAATAACAATGCAGCAGAAGCCGAAGGAGATAATTTGTTTTATAGCAGATTATCATACAATATTAAATTATGGGGTAATAGTCTTGCTGCATTGATGCCTAAAGCCGTTGCGATTGATGATGTAATGAGAAAGTAGGGGTTCAAGAGAACTTCTATTAATGAGTTGTCTGTTGGAATATCTCAATTAGAAATCATTATGAGATATGAAGCAATGGGTTATGAAAAAATATAATAAAGGAGATTTTTGAATATGGCACAAGGATTACTTTCAAATGGTATTAAGTTTGAATATAGTGCTAATGGCACTGCTTATACCGAAGTTAGCAACTTATAGGAAATTCCTTCTCTTGGCGGCACTCCTGAAAAAGTTGATGTGACTTGCCTTGCAGACGCGAATAAGAAATATATTAATGGTTTAGTTGATTATGGTGATTTGGCGTTTAAGTTCCTTTACGATAATAGCACTGAAACTTCTAATTACCGTGTGTTAAAAGGTTTGACTGGCATTAATCACTTTAAGATTACATTCCCTGATAACACTACTTTTGGATTTACTGGCGAAGTTAGCTGTTCTTTAGATGCTGCTTCTGTGAACGCTGCTCTTACCTTTACGGCAAACATCGCTCTTAATAGTGAAATCGAAGTCACTAATCCATCTTGAATTTAAAGGGGATGTTTAAAACATCCCCTATTTTTTAT